GACAAAAAGACTAACAGACTTCTATTCCCTGGAGGGGGCTTTCGCAATAGTATGACAGGCGAATTGAAAGGGCTAGTGATTCATGGGTGGGACCTGCTACGCAAGCCTACTACGCCTGTTCATATTCTATATGGCCTATGGTGCGGCTTTATGATGTACGCCTTCGGTTTTCTTGTGGGCTTCGTGTTCTTGGCTGGCTTTGCTAAGTGGGAAGTCTGGAATGATCACAACGAGATGGCACGGAAGGTAGCCGCAGGACAAAAGTACGTCTATGAGGGCGATTGGGACTTTTGGGAATCCGTCGTGCCTCTATGTGTAGGGCTTACGCCGATGGGGATATTACAGGTATTAGGCATTGTGTCTATAGCGTGGTTATAGGCAACTGTGTTCATTCTAAAGGCGGTGATATGAAAGTATTATTGTGTGAGACTTGTAAGGGCGAAGGGCAACGCTTAATGCTCAAAACTAATGATGGTGACTGGTATCATGGCTATTTGGAATATGAGGAATGCCCAGATTGTCATGGGCGAGGGATGCAACTTAATTTCTGTCCTCAATGTGGGGTGGATTTAGTTTCAGAGCGTGTGCTCAACTTCATGCCCGTCTGATGCTAGGCAACTGTGCCTGCGCTGAGTTTTGCGAGTACCTGGATCATAACGACCCACTATGTACGGAGTGCAAAATGGTCAGAGTAGAAAATGGAGTCAAAGTTTATACTGGCAATTACGAATGGGCTTGTGATAAGTGCAATCAGAAAATCAAGCCAGGTATGGACTACACGATAGAGAAACTAACCATTCCCGTTTCCGGCTATAAAGAAGTAGAGTTCAAGCGATACCACTATCCTGAGTGCGTCGCGGGTAGGACAAACGGAAAGTCGCCAGCTTCATAACCTGGAGATACCCGGTTCGACTCCGGGACCCGCAAGGAATACTCTCTATCGTTCTTCGGAACTGATAGAGCTTGAAGGGTACTGGTGGCGGAAGATAGACGCTTCTACTTGAGAGAGTAGTGAAGAGCGAGACAGCACAGGCCAAGATGGCCCGTTCGATTCGGGTAACTGCTTGAAGCAGACCACCCTAGCAATAGGGAGCGGCGATGTCTCTGGGGAACAGTTCGATTGGCCATCTCAGGGTGAAAGTCCCTGAGCCAGTACCCAAAATAAAAAGGGGGCTAAATGATTTGTGAAGGTTGCATAAAACAGGACGTGTGCAAGTACAAGGAAGAGGTCGAGAGGTACGAGAAGAAGAACAAGGGCAAGTTGCCAGAGCCACTAGAGCCAACGGCACGATGCAAGTACAAGCGACCTGAACCTTATGATTGGGGAATGACTGTTACTGCTGCTTACCCAACTTGTATCTGTCCTGATTAGCTCGTCTGCCATGCGTAGAAGGAGTACTTAAGTCGTCCTAACGGGCGGCTTTTGCTTACCAAAATGGACTACAAAGACTTAATAGCAACAGTGGTAGCAATCTTCATAATCGTAGCTTTAATCGTGTACGGAGTATGGAAAAGGAACAGATAAACTGGAAACGAGTATGGCTGACGGTTTTGATAGCGTACATAATAGGGATTCCACTGGTGACTTATGTTGCCTGGATCCTATTGGGGAAACCATGAACTTTGAGAATGACAGCTTTTACATATCGCCCGAGAACACGACTTTAGAGGAACAGAATGAGACGATGCACATCGAAACAGGAACGCTTTTGCCTGACATATCTGGAACTGGGGAGTGGGCAGGAAGCTGCGAGGCAGGCAGGCTATTCCCCCAAATGGATAAGCAGGACTGCTAGAGATCTTCTTGCGTCACCTCAAGTCCAGGCCCGTCTTGAGGAATTGAAGGGGAAACTAGGGGACGAAGAGCGGTTGGCTATTATGTCGAGGGAGGAACGCCAGATCAGGCTGTCCCAGATTGCCAGAGCCTCAATTACGGACTTTATGGAGATGGGGCAAGATGGGACATGGGTGAACATCGGGAAAGAGCACCCTATGGGTGGTGCTGTTGACGAACTGCGCTCTCGAACCGAGTATGATGAAAACGGCGCTCATTCTACGGTGCATACTTCGGTGAAACTTCACGATCCCATGAAGGCGATTGACTTACTGAACAAGATGGACAAGATATATTCCGATAACCCTCTCGTTCTTGATAACCGGCAGGACAATCGGACAATCAACATCTTTGTTATTGACAACGAAACGAAGGACTTAATCGGCCAGGTTGCCGAAAGGACAAAACTTCTTGGAAGTCCGCACGACAAAAGTATTCAAAGCGATTCTGAAAGCGTGGGTTGACGGGAAGAGGCGCATCAAGTTAGAAGGCGGTACGTGGAGCAGCAAGACTTACTCCGTCCTACAGGCACTCCAGGTCATCGCTGAGAAGTCAGAGATTCCCCTTGACATCTCAATCGTCTCCGAATCCCTGCCTCACCTAAAGCAAGGCTGTATCAGGGACTTCTTCAACATTCTAGGGGAAGACAAGGATAATAGTCCTTACTACAACAAGACCGACCATATCTACAACCGCTCAGACTGGAAGGGCAAGTTTCAATTCTTCGGTGCGGATGATGATAGCAAGGTGAGGGGACCGCGGCGACATATTCTGTTCGTCAATGAGGCCAATAACATACCTTGGGAGACTGCCCGGGGATTAGACATCAGAACAGAACTCTTCACAATCCTGGACTGGAACCCGGTAGGTGAGTTCTGGGCGCATGAACAGTGGGCAGAAGACGAGAACGCTTATGACCATTCGACTTATCTCGATGCTGTCGGTGTGATACCGGCGACTAAGATAACAGAGATAGAATCATATCGAGACAAGGACCCTAACTGGTGGAACATCTATGGCTTGGGACTGATCGGGAAGATTGAAGGTCTAGTATATCCTCAGTTTGAGCAGATAGAGACATTACCTATGGGGGAAGTGTTCTACGGGTTAGACTATGGTTTCTCTACCGACCCCACGGTGTTAGTCAAGAATGTCATCATAGGGGACAATCTCTACTCTCAACAGATGGTTTACTACGATCCCAAAAAAGAGGGTGGTATTGGGCTAACCAATGACCAGATAGCACGTCATTTAAGTCTAGTTGGGGTGAAGGGCGAACCTGTTTATCCTGACCCTAACGAACCCAAGAGCGCGGAGGAATTAAGAAAGTTAGGCTTCACTGTTATCGAAGCAGTAAAGGGGAAAGGCAGTGTCGAGTATGGCACGCAGAAGGTCAATCAATACTATCAGCACTGGACGAAGGACAGTACCGAGTGCATCAAGGAACAGAGAAACTTCAGGTATCTCAGAGACAGGACTACCGGCCAGCTTACCGATAAGACGTCACACGCCTGGAGTCATGGCATGGATGCCAGAAGATACGCGGTAGCTACTCATAAGCTATCGGGTGTATCGAGCAAGACTCCCGTGTGGAGATATTAAGGAGGGCGCCATGAACAACATACCAAAGAAGCCTGAGACAATAGCGGAGCAGGTGTCAATGATGTGGGACGCTTTGTATAACCATGTTCCTCATCGCTTGCGGTGGCAAGACATCAAGATCAACTTCATCCTGGCGTTCATGGCCTTATTGCTGACGGGGTTGGGGGTAGTAGTAGCGTGGGTAGTCCTCGGGTTATAGGAGACTTCTATGGACGAAAGCACAAAGATATATCAGCAAGTTCAGGACAAGATAAAAGAGTTTAAGCCCCTGTTCGACAGGCTGGACGAGGATGAGAAGCTGTATCTTCTTGAACCCTTCACCATGAAGAAGTTGAACGGGACGGAAGATGAGAAGGACGTAGCGAATGTTACGCTCAACGATCCTCTTCTATATGCAAAGAAGGCCATAGCCATTACCGGGAGCTACCAGAGACAGTCCGTTATCGAGGGGAAGAATCTCACCGACAAGCAAGCGTCGAAGATCGAAGGATTCTCCGATGACATCTTTTATATGGTGGATGAGTGGCTTGCCAGGAGAGATATTCCTAGCCTAGATGCCTTCATTAACGAGAAGGCGTGTATGCGAGGGGCGATTCCAGCGAGGGTGTGTATCAGGCTAAACGGGGAAGACAGTATCATCCCTGATATTCTGCCCATAGACCGCAGGAAATTTCCTTACGACGTAGATGACGATGGAATGACATGGGCAGCTCCTATCTCAAGCAGGTCAAAGGCCAGGATTCTAAAGGAATACAGCAAGGAGTTAGGGGAAGGGAGTGGGCTGAGGGCCTATGGGAATGAGGTCATTGACTATTGGGACAGGCAAAGAGAACTAGTCTTCATCGAGAAAAAGCTGGTGAGGGAACAGCCTAACCACTATGGTTATGTGCCGTTTGTGCAATCTATCTGTCCTATCGGGTCTACGTTAGGTGATGGCATCAAGCATCACGGCGAGGGTATCTTCTGGCCGAACCGTAGCCTTTGGGGGGAGAAGAACGAGGTAACTACTATCCTGAAGACATTGAGCAGGAAGGCATTGAAGGGCGGATTAGAGCTTCAGGTAACTGATCCTGATAGGGCCAAGAGGCCGGAGCAATCGCCTTATCAAGAGGACGTGGTAATTCCTACGGAAAAGGGTGGAGGATTCAGGCAGCTACCCGTTAATGACATCAAGGCAGCGACGAACCTACTCTATTCCATTATGGAAACCTGTCTTCAGAGGGGGGAGTTGACCCCGTTGGACTATGGGACATTGACTTTCCCGTTATCGTCAGTAGCGATTCTTAACCTATTGGCTGCAAGGAATGACATCTTCGCTCCTATATTGTCCATGATTGCGTCGTTCTATCAATCACTGAACCGAATGATTATTGACCAGTGTGTATCGCTGGGC